CGCTTGGCGCCCTGACCGCTCGCCATGTTCACCTCGAGGTGAGCTTGCATGGCCTTTTTCATGGCGTTGAGGACACCCTCCTTCGCGTCGAGGTCGTCGTTGTCCAGATCCTTGATGGCCTTCTTATGAATGCGACCCAGATCTTTCGTGTCTTTGGCCTTGGCGTAGCGCTCCTCGAACACCTTCTCGTGCGCGTCATCGAAGGAGCTTCCCACATCGGCCCTGATGGCCTCGGTCACGTCCTTGTATCCCGCTCCGCCACCAACATGGCAAGTCTTAGCGGCCGAAATGTGTGAAGCGCCGCAGGGTTTTCCAGTCCCCTTGCCCTCACCAAAGGACGGTGAACCAGCACTCGGACCGGCGATGAGCGGCTTACGCTTCATCTCCTCGGCGTGGTCGGACTTGCTCTTGTTGACGGGGACACAATTAGGGACGGTGCGCCCACCCTTCTTCTTCAGACCAACGGCTGTGTAACCCTTCCAGCAGGCGTCCTTCAGGTCGCCGGTAGCCTTCTCGGTGTAACCCAGCGCGAGGAGGCGATCAAAATCGTAGTCTTCAAGGTTCATTGTCTGTGGTGGGTCCAGTCCCGGACTGACGAGATCTCCTCGCGGATGTCGCGAAGTTGTTGGGTGATGTGGCTGTGCCACTGCTCTTCGGCGTGCATGTGGGAGAGTAGTTCCTCCTTGGTCACGTAGGACTTAGGAATCTCCACACGCAGCTCGGTGAGTGTGTGTTGCACCTTACTCAAGGTGTTGGTCATCTCGTCAAGGTTTCTCTTACCGAGATACAGGATGACGGAGAGAATGAAGCCGGTCAGAGGTCCGGCGATCGCGAAGATAACGTGTAGCGGCATCACCCAGGCAGACCAGAACCACCTTCGGCGAGACGTTGTTTGACCGAGTCAGGGAGTGCCGACTCCAGACCCATCTCCTTAGCGATGCGGATGATGTTGCGCATGATCTGACGCTGATTTCCGCCAGCACGACCAACTGCGTGCCACGCGGCTTTCACGTCGGTGGCGTTCGAGATCGGGAAGCTGGTACCTGGACCAGCGAATTTGCCCTCAATCTCACCCGACTTCAATTCCTTGCGCTTCTCAGTGCTCCACTCGCGGTACTCGGCGTCCTGGCGCTTCTTATTCCGACAGGAGGCGCATGTCCCACAGGAGCAACCCTCATCGAATGAGGGCATGAATGAACCCATCGCGAGGTACTCGTCCTCCTGTTCGGAGAACACGTACTCCTTCGACTTCAATTCGCGATGTTCGGCGGCGCGGAGGGAGCGGCGACCCATGATCTCGCCCATCGCCTGACCACCGTCGGCGTACTCGTTCATGTCGCGATTGATCAGGTTCACCCTGCTCTCACGACGCTCTTTATGGTTAGCGAGACGAAGCTCGTTATGATCGGTCTTACCGATGGTCATGAAACCCTCCTTGTTGACACCAGCACCCCACTTGCGTTTCTGCTTGTTCTCCTTTTCCAGTGAGGGGTCAGATTGAGCGTTGGAGGCGTTGATCATGCCACCAACGCCAGGCAGAACTACGCCGTCCATGCGATGTCAGAAACTGAGTTGTTTTTACCCCTTCATCGCCTCAGGGTAGGCTGTCATCAGAGCGAGGATAGCGAGTTCGGCCATCAATTTGGAGGCTCCAGTCTGTTCAGCGTAGGCGGGCGAACGATTCATGAAGAAGTCCATCAGGAGCCTTGTGTCGTGTGCCGAACGTTCGGCCACCATTCTCGCGAGAGCTCCAGGTCCGGGCAGCTTTCCACCTGCGATAGCTGTGCCGATGCCGGCGAATTTGCCGGCGAGGAGCGGTGCCGCTTGCTGGATGATCTGTCGAGCTTCTGCGGCCTCGACGATGCGCTCCACGCCGCCGTGTGCGGTCTTTCCAAGGAACGCTGCCGCTCCCTCGGTGATGATCTTCTTAGCCCAGTCGTCCGCGGTCTTCAAGTGCTTCGCTTCGAGAGCCGTCATCGTCGCCGCCTGAATCACCGTCTCAGCGAGGAGTTGGGCTTGCTCTCTTGGGAGGCCGAAGTGAGATTCAAGATAGCCAGCTGTCGCCGAACCGAGGACCTTGCCCACCTTCCAGGCGGCCATTCCCTTTCCAACATGCTCGGCGACGTGACCCACACGCTCTACGACTTTCTTGTGACACTTTTTCTCGTCGGGGATCGCTGAAGCACCACACTGCTTGAACTCCCAGAGAATATATAGCGCGGCTTCGCTGAAATCCCCAACTTCAAAGCCCATCAGTCGTCGTCCTCGTCGGAGAAGAGTAGCTCCTCGATCAAATTATCGATCTCCTCGTCACTCAGTGCCTCCTCGTCATCAACCTCGTACTGGGACACTGTGTCATCATCGTACTCCTCCTCACCCTCTTCATCATCGTACTCGTCCTCATCGGAGCCGTGGTACATGATGGGCGAAGTCTCGAGCTTATTCTTACCGTCGGGGTACTTCCAGAGATCCACGGTGCCGTGCCACGGCGAGGTGTTGCTCACCTGATTCGTGGGCAGACCGGTGGTCAGGTCGTAATCCTGTTCCTCGGGGGTGAGCTGCATCTCGTAGGCTTGTTGGAGCGCCTCGAGGGCTTCGGGTGCGAAGAATCCGTTCATTGTTTCTTACCGTTTTTGTTGTTGGGGTTACCGGCGTTGGCACCGGGGAGATAGGGGTCAACTTTGGGCTTGTTTTTCCGCATGTCCTTGATCACACGGTGGGTGCCCATCCCCACGCCGAGCATCTGCTCCTGGAGGTCAATATTGCGACGCTGCTCCTCGAAGGCGTCCTTCTGCTGTTGGAGTTGCTCCTGCATTGACTCCTCCTCCATTCGCTGGTGAAGGCGGTGAAGTCCACTGTGGACATTCTTGTGGAGTTTCTGTCTGCAGATTCCGTCAGGGTGGACCTTTGACTTACCGCAGGGAACTGTGTAATCTGTGGGGGAAGCCATCAGGCGCCTCGACGAATGTGAAGTTGAGGTGAGTTCCAGGTGGGAGCATTGTTCCCGACCTGTGTCTGTTTACGGGGTTTTGGCGAGTTCTTCTCGTGCTCCCTCATGTCGCGAATCATGACGTCGCGCATCTGTCGCAGGTGATCCTTCGGAACGGTACAGTACTTCGACTTACAGTGGGAGCGGTAGAGGTGAGCCACGTGTGATGGGTCATCCGCATTTTTGAAAAAGTTCCAGATGGCCAACGTCTGTGGGTCGGCCAAACTGAGTCTCTTCGCCTCCGAGAACGACTCGCCGGTGTCCACTTTCGCCTGTGACGGCGGTGGGTTGTTGTCCTTGTTGCTCACTCCCTGATCACCGAGGTATGGCAGTGCGGGTGCCATGACCATCGCGTCAAGTTCGTGAGGTGCGGAGCGATTCCAGCGAGTCGATGTTCTCATCAGTCGTCGTAACGGTCGAGGATGTGGGCGATGACGGAGTTGCGGACGATGTCCTCCTTGTGGAACTCCAGAATACCCACGTCCTGGAGGTGGCGGAGTCGGTAGATGGCGTCGACCAGACCGTTCTCACGGCGGAAGACGTCAAGGTCAGCCTGTTTGGTGTCTCCGATCAACACCATCTTACTCTCACTGCCGACACGGGTGAGGCAAGTTTTTACGTGAATCGGGAGGAAGTTCTGAACCTCGTCAACGATGACGAAGGCGTTGTTCAGGGAACGTCCCCGGATATCTTCAAGCAGCAGTGGCTCGACGATTCCCTTCTCAAGCATGTAGTTAGCGGCACCATTCGAACGGCAACAGACTGGGATGTTATCCAGAATGGGGCCAAGCAGTGGTGCGATCTTCTCACTCATATCACCTGGGAGTGCTCCACGTCCGCGTTGGAATTCGACTCCAACGTCTGATCGAACGTAAACCACTTTGTCGAAGTCGCCTTTCGCGACCAGGCTCAGTCCAGTCCATAGGGCTAACAGGGTTTTGCCTGTGCCGGCTGAACCATGAGCGATGGTGACAGTGTTTGTTTTGATGAGGCGGTTGAACTCCTCCTGTCTGTGGGTCTGGAACTTCACGGGGAGGATGTCCATCCCACGTGATTCGTAACCCATCTTCGTCTCTATCATCTCGACTTGACGACGGAGCTTTCTTTTCTCTCGAGCGCTAACGGCCATACAATAAGGGTGCGTGAAACTCTTGGGGATCTCACAGAGTGAGAGTGCTTGGGCCTTAAACCACTTACCACCTCCTATATGAACGAGGTGCGTCATATCTCATAGGAGAGATGCGATCGCAGGAGTTTTACCCGTTGTCACCCATCCCACGCCACCCCTCTCGTGCGTCCTCTCCGTCCCCTCATCAGTCTCTCAGAGGTGGTCTCGACAGCGTCTCCGGTCTCGATGCCCCAGCCCTCGGCGCCCAACGAGCGGCGTCCGGTCTTGTTCAGTGTGGAGAACACGTTGCTCTCGTCAACACCCTCCCTACGTGTGGAGCCCAGGAACTTACGGTGCGTGATGATGGATTCGGCCAGCATCCTGTTGCCCGTATCGAGGCTCTCGATGTAGTAGTGGAGCGCCCACACCACCGAGTCAGTGCGGTCATCGTGCGCCACGTACGGGAACTGCGTGAGTTCCTTGATGAATGGGTCACACCAGGGTCCATGAACGAACTGGACACGACCCTGTTCGAAGAGTGGCGACACCGCCTGCAGACGAGTCGTCTTCGACTTCAGTGGCTTGAACTCCTCGATGGGGATCTTCGCCTCACGTCGCAACACCTGAATCAGGGACTGACCCGACGCCGCTTTCTCGATGCAGAGCACTCTCGCGCTGTAGAGTCGGTAGAGGTGCTTCACGGCCTCGATGAGATCGGGGAACGCCCAGCGTCCGGTGACGATCTCGATGATGTAGACCTTGGTGGGATCCTCCTTGTTGATCCCCGCCACGCACACGGCCGTCTCGTCGGCCATCTCCCTCTCCGAGAAAGCGCAGTCGACCGCGAGCCACGTCACGTCGAAACTCGGCGCCTCCTCCTCCTCGACACAGGTGATCCAACCGGGTCTGATAATCTGACCCTCGTCGGCCGCCGGCACACCCTGATAGAGAGCAGCGAACTTGAAACTTCCCATCGCCCTCTTCTGCGACAGGAGCATGTCGACGGTGAAGGCGGAGTTGGTGGGCCAGTGTGACTCGCCCTGCTTACGGCCCAGTGGGTCATTGACCACGTCATCGCACAGGCCCTGGATGTTAATCCACCTCCAACCGAACTTGTTCTCCACCTCGTCGTAGACGCCATCCTTCTCCATCAGGATACCGTGGAGGTCCTTCTCGTGAAAGCGGGTGGCGATCACCATCTGGCACCAGTGGTTGGTACGACGGGTGGACGCTTGTTCCTCCCACCAACTCGCCAGCGTGTCCATCGCCGTCTTCGAGTCAGAGGATTTCAACGGGTCGTCAATCACCATGGCTCCCACGCCCGGCGATTCCATATCAGTGGTTCCGGCTGTGAAGCCGGTCAGCACCCCACCGACCGATGTGGCGAGGATGTAGCCCCCACCCATGAGGTCGTACTTGGAGTCGGGATTAAATCCGAGGAACTCGGGAAACACCTTTTTGAACCCCGGGCTCTTCATCATCAGCGCCACCTCACGGTGGAACTTCTGCGAGAGTTGTTGGCCGTAGGAGGCGATAACGTGCTGGGTCTTCTGATCACGACCCAGCAGCCACGCCACGAACATGGTCGCCAACATCGACTTCCCCGAGCGAGGGGGACATG